GGGAGGGCAGTACGCCCTCCCCTTTTCATTTGGAGAGCCCGTGCCAACCTACACCATACCCACCCCCGGTATCTTGGATTATGTTGAAATCCCGCTTTCAAACGGCAAAACCGCATGGTACAAGCCACTGCATGCTGGACCACCGTACAACTCCGTGGTGACCGTCCTCGTTGACGGCGACAAGATAGCCGTGACGGATGACCACGGGACCGCGTTTGCGGAAGTGGAAATAAAAAAGCCCCGGTCTGTTAAACCGAGGCTTTCTGCTGGTTCCGTGGGGACCTATTACTGGGAGTAGAGGAGCGAGCGACCTGTCTCGTCGCCGGTGTTCAATCCGGCGTCGAGGAACTCGCCGTAGATCGAGCCGCTCACGTCGAAGATGTCCGTGACCTGCACGCTGCAATCTTCCTGGACGGCCGCCGTGTCCACGGTGTAGGCCGTGTTGTACGATTCCATCCAGCATCCCTCGTATACTGTTGCCACGGCTAGGAGGCCGGGGTTGCCGAGGTTGTTCAAGCCGCCCTCGTTCGGGACATCCGCTGGCGTCGCGTATTCCTGGGCCGGATCGCCTGCGTAGCCGCCGGGGTCTTCCGTCGCAAGCTGGCTGAACACGATCTCGGTCTTGATGTCGAAGGGCCAGCGGTGGTGCTTGAGCGAGCGCACCGCGCCGCTCGTGCCCGCCTTGTAGCCAAGCACCTGCATGAGGTTCGCGAGGTAGAGCGCCGTGCGGGTGATCGCCAGCGTTGTCGGGGCGGTGACGCCGGGCACGAGTTCGGCCACCTGGTCGCCGTAGCCCAGACCGCGGATCGCGTCGAGGGGTTTGGTTTCTGAGATTGTGAATGACGAGGTCACGCCCAACTTGATAAACCGTCCCACGTCAACCAGATCGGTGAAAATCTTGAATCGACTGGAGATAACGGTCTCGGTGTTGGGGCTTGTGCCTTGCCGATATACGTAGCCGCCTTGTGCCATAGTCTGTTCCTCTGCCCCTTGCGGGGTCTTCTGTACTAAAAGCCGATATTCGCCAAACTGAGTTTGGCTGTTACTCCGAGGCCGCTATCGCCAGACCGAGGAACGAGCTTTTCTTGCCCTTGTTCTCTGCCTTGATCTTGGCTGCCGCTTCTTCGGATTCCACCTGCGCCTGCTGCTTGCTCAGGACTTTCGTGGCCTCGTTGAACAGGTCAGCCGCACGGAAAATCGCCTCTACCGCCTCGCGCACGGGACGAGTGTCGTTCACGTTCGTGAGCGGCTTCGCCTCAAGGTATATGCGCTTCAAGTCCGCACCCAGCTTCTCGGACTCCTTGACCGCCTTACCGATGGTCATTTCAGCCGCTTGCTTGTTGAGCGTAATGGGTGCGGTTGTCGCCGGACGGTCGATCCCAGTCTTATCTTCGAGCTTGGAGTGCGCCTCGCCAATTTCCGGAGTGCGCCCGCCATCTTCCGTCACTTCGATTGGCTTGCCGCCGCCGATAAACCATGAGCCGCCCTGCGCGTTGGCGATCTTGTCCAGCGCCGCGAACGCTTCCTTCAGGCTGCCTTCCTTCTCGTTGTGAATCTTCCATGCCGTAGCGTAGGCCTTGTCTTTCTCGCCGGGGTACTGACCCTTGAGCTTGCGCATCAACTCTTCGCTGATGCCCGGAGGCGTAACGGCAACCTTTTCCGTGGATGCAACGATAGGCTCCTCTTCCGGAGCGGCGGTCGCCAAGCCGCCGAGGCTCACCTGCGCTTGGGCGGGATTGTCAGCGGCTTTCTTCTTGGCTGACGCCACGGGTGCGGGAATCGGAGCCGGAGCGGGTGCCGCTGCTGGCGCCGCGGCCGCGGGTGCCGCCTTGGGCTCTTCCTGCTCAATCGGGCGGGTCTTCAGTTCACGTGTCATAACTTCAACAAGAGCCTGACCCTGCTTGTCTTCCTCGAACGATTTGCAACCCACGGCTGCCTTGATCAATTCCGACAAAGCTTCGGTGCCAAGGAGCTTGACATCGAACGTGCCTTCTTCCGGAATCGGAGCGGCGGCTGGCGCTGGCGGAGTCACCGGGGCTATCGGGGTGGCGGCTGGCTTCTGCGCTTTCTTGTCCTTGGCTGCCAAGCGGGGCACTTCCACCTTCTCGGGTGCCTTGGCTACGCCCTTCTCGTCGCGGTCCGTGGAAAACGCCGCGCCGCCGTCGGCTTTCTTGCTCGGAACCGCACGGCATCCGCAATGTGAACAAGTATGAGCGCGGCTCGGCTTTGCCGTCTCATCGTGACAATAGCAGGTCTTTTCCTCGCAGCCACTACGGTCCCATTTGTACGTCGTATCGGCCTTCTTCGCCGACGCCATGGGCGCGGGCATCTGCGCCCTTGCCGGAACTGCGGCTGGCTGGCCGACCGGGGCATTCTGCTGCACTTGCGATTTTCGGGAATGTGACTCCCTGCGCCATTTTGCAATCATATCTACCTCTTGTTTGACCTTGTTGGCCACGTCCGGCTTGACCGTATCGTCGAAGTACTCCTCGATGGTGCTCACGCCATCCTGCGCCATTTCCTGCGGATTCTTGTTCAAGATCGTCGATAGGAAATCCATGGAGTCCTGAAGCTGTTCCAGCCGGGGATCGTTCTCGTTTTCCGCCTTCCAGTACTCGGATAGCGTCTGGGCGTACCGGAGCGCGTCCTCGACGGTCTGCTTGGAGGCCTTGATCGTTGCCTTCTTGGCTTGCTGGCGGCGTGCTGTGAATTCCATCATTAGACTGTCACCGGATTAATAACGGGCACAGGAGTCTGCGAGCGTAATTGCTGCATCGCTTGGGCAATACGCCCCGTACCGGAAGCCATCAATATGCTTGCCCAAGATGTCGCCGCTTCACTGGGGTTAAGCGTCACGCAATCCAGAGGCCCCTGTATTGGTGCTGGCTGGTTCGGATTCTGAGCTTGCGGCAGGGCTTCCATGAATCGAACAACTTGAGACGACAACTGAGTTGTCACTCCCACCCACATCTCCGTCGTAGGAAACTGAAACACAAAAGATGGATTCGACGGATCGGTGAACGAGCCAGCGATATTGACCACCGGGTCGCCAAACGCCGCAATTCTCTGCTTATCCGACATGTCGGTCTGATCCCCCACGAAAGTTGCCTGAAGGATGACGCTAATAACACCGTTTGCTTGACTGACTATTGCGTTTACCTTCATTAGACCGTCACCGCCTCAAAATTGGTTCGATGGAATTTCAAATACTCAACAAGCTTCGCCAGCGTATCGGTATTTTCCCCAACCAAGCCTATAGCTGCGTTGCAATTGCCGCACAAAATCCCCCGCAATTTTTTCGTGTTGTGGTTATGATCAAGATGCCATCCTTGAGCATGCCGAGGCTCCGAAGACCCACATCTGGCGCATATGCGGCCTTGCTTGTCGAACATTTGCTTGCGTTCTTCCAATGTGATCCCGTAGCGCCATTTGTGCTGGCGGTCCTTTGCAAAATTTTTCGGAAGCTTGCTTGTATAAGTCTTCCGATACACCCTGCCAACTTCACTAACACACCCACGGCAATAACAATGCAGTCCGTCTCTCGCCACGTTCTTCTTTCCGAACTGTCCGGTATCTTTTTCCGCTTTGCACCTTATGCATATTTTCATTTAAGCTCACAGACTCGTCTGGACGACAAACGTCACGCTCGCATACAGAAGCGAGAAGATTGGCTTAAAAGTCACAGTGACATCGACTTCGGTCGGGTCTTGCGGGTTCACGACAACGCTGAGGTTCTCGTACGCACTGACGATTTCGATGTTCACGAGCGATGTCAGGCGTGCGTTGCAGACCACCCGAATGTCCGTCACGAGGCTGTCCACCAGCTTGCGGCCTATGAACTGCTGCAAGTCGAGGCGGAACGCCTGCGCCACATAGTCGGTGATCGTCACCGAAGTCGGCTCGCTGGTCAGGTCGTTCGACGGGTCGGTCGTCTTGTAGTGGCGAATCTGCAATGCGCCGTTGTTGTTGAGCAGCATGGTCAAGCCGTTGGCTGCCATGTTGTCCATCGTCGGGTCGTCGTAGGTGATGAGCAGGCGGCTGAACCCGACCAAGTTCTGGAGGGTAAGAGTCGTCGCCACGTCGTTCGACGGGTTGCAGTTCAAGCCCGCCATGGCGGCTGCCATGAATGGACCGTCCACGGGGTATTCCATCGCCACGCCGGTCGTCCGGTCGGTGATGAGGATGCCCGCGGCTGCGTTGCCGATGGCGATCATGCGGCTGTTGCTCAAGCTGACGGCGTTTGCCGAAGCCTGCGCCGCGGTCGTGAATTGGGAGTAGCCCACGAAGCCGATCGCCTCGCCCTTGAAGCGCGGCCCGGCTTGGGTGATAAGCTGGCGGCTCAGCGCTTGGTGCACCGCGGGGTCGTTGCTCAGGGGCACGACCACGTTCACCTTGCGGTTGAGGCCCGGGATGTTCTTCGTGAGTTGCTGCAATGCGCCGATGAAGTCCGAGGAGGCGGCATAGTTCGTGCCGGGCTGCACCGGGACTTGGATAGCGCCGAAGGTCTGCACGCCGTTCAAGGACATCAACTGGATGCCGAGGGACAGGCGGTTGACCGTGCTGGGCTGCCCATACTGGGCGTAAGCGTCGGACGGGTTGGTGTAAATCTTCAGGGCGTAGTCCGCGGCGGTCTTGCTGGTCGTGAAGGTCACGTCGTAGAACGTGCCAATTGCCGGACCCTTGCCGGAACCACGGAACGTGCTGATGACCACGGTGTCGCCCGCGGTCGAGTTGTAGTCCGAGACGACCTCGGTGGTCAGGCCGGGGATGGCTACCCAGTTGTTGAACTGCGCCGGGAGCGTTCCCGGCGTGCCGCAGTAGCGGACGGCGGGAGAAACCCCGCCCACCGCGTCGGCGGCTACAGCGAACACCAGTATGTCGCCGGGCGTGAAGTTGTAGCTTGGTGAAATGGTTTGCCCGCCGTAGGCGGAAGAGGAAGCATCGGCCGGGTTGACGACCGTGATGCGGAATCCGGTCACAACGTCTTCATAGGTCTGGTCAAGATAGCCGATGTTTGCGTTGCCCGCCGTGACGGAACCAGAGCCCTTGGCGTTGGTTGAGCTTACCGTGTAGCTGTGGGTGATGGGGGCGGTTGTTCCATTAACACCGCCCAAGAGGGGCGTGGCGGCTGTAGTGGCGGCTTGACCTGAGGTTGTACCGCTGGCTATGCAGGAGATTCGCCCGCCATCAGTTGTTTCAGCCGAGGGGAACAAAGCCGCAATCTGTTGCAAGGTGAGGGGAGTGCTCGCCCAGTTGGCATAGATCGTGACGAGGTTACCGTTCACTGCGACAGGGATAGAATTCGTACTCAAGGCATCGATGGCGATCTGGACGCTATTGCCGAGAATACCCGGCGTAGCCGCCGTGAAGAGCAGGTGCCCAGCACCCGCATTAAAGTTCAACGTCAAAGTTGCTTGAGCCGGAGAAACGACGATTTGATTACCATCGTTATTGAACGTCAATGTGACAGTCTCATCGACTGCCGTGCCAGCTTGAGCCTGATAGTCCGGTCTGCCGTTCGGATAAACGACTCCCGTGGCCGCAAAGGCTGCGGAGAGCGCTACCGTGCCGCTCGTGAAAGTCACAAGCGGGGACACGCGGTTGAGTTCGTCTGCGATGATGAATGTGCCGTGCCCGCTGTAGCCGGAGGTCACGACCTGCACGGAGTATTCGTGGGTCTCAAGCGTGTTGCGATGGTACGATGCATACACGTTGTTCCCCAGAGCCGGAGGATTGTACAGAGTGACTTGCTGCGCCACAGAAGACAGTGATGCCACCTGCACCGCGCCAGCGAGAAACGCTTCAAGGGGATCAGAGCCGACATAGACCTGAATGTTCTTCGGATCGTCTGTTGGACGGCCAAAGCCATCTGTTGGCGTGTCGAGAATTCCGAAGGCTGTAGCCCTGCTGCTGGCGACACCCGTCAGCGGACGAAGGAAAACCTGCTCGTCTACGAGGGATGTGGTCACTTCGGCCGGGGTGAAGTTTGCGTTCTCGCCAGCGGCGGATACGCCGATGGCCTCGCTGGCCGAATTGCCCCAGTTGATCGTGCCGTTGCCGTCCGCATCCACGCCGAGGGCAAAATCCACGTTCTGGAGGTAATCGTTGCGGTTCGGGCCGAGTCCGACGCTCACGATGGAGGCGATGTTCGACGCCGGAAGCAGGTCGTATGTGTTCTGCCACGTGTTGTAGTAGTACGTGAAGGTCAGAGTTGAGCCGTATGCTACCGGGGATGCCAGGGTGACAAGACCGTACTGACCATTGACCGTGGAAACGGGTGCGGACAGCCCATCCACTTCCGCCGTGACGTTCGCGGGATTGATCGTGGTCACGCCGCCGTTCGTACCGTCAGTGATCGGGAAATTCTTGACTTGGAAGGTCGTGTTGCTGTTGTTGCCCTTGCCGCCCGCGAAAGGCAGAGCGGCTGTTGCGGACAATGTGGTCGATGCAACGCCCGTAATTGCATTAGGCGCTTGGAGGTATCCGCCGTCAAGCGTTGGAATGCTCGTGCTGTTGATCAAGGAGACCAAGCCCGTCAAAGTGCGAACTCCCGTGGGAGCATTCAAAGTGACGGGGCTGCTGATATTGATCACGATGGCGTCCGTGCCCGCGCCGGAAACAGCCTGCGCGTCCGGCACAGCCAGACCGGCCACGAATTGAAGCGTCACAAGATTGCCCGACGCACCCGGAGTGCTGAGGCTCAATACGACCGAGCCGCTCGTGGGCGGCGACGCTTCCGTCGTCGGAACAGTCAAAGTTGCATACTGCGGAATCTGGAGATGCGCATCCTCGTTCGTGACGAGCGTGTCGCCGCGCTTGAAGTTGTAGGTGATCTCAAGCGTCCAGCCCTGCGGGATGATATCCTGCGTGGAGAAGACGCCCGTCAAGCCGACCAAGGAAACCACGGTGACAGGGAGCACGTTGCCGTCCGTATCGACGGCTTGGACCTGGACCTTGCTCGGGTCGTTGGTCACGACGCCCTTGCCCGTCCCGTCCGTCACCGGATGGTAGGTGGTCGTGAAGCTGTGGGTAAAGCCGCTGACCTGATTCGAGATATTCTCGTTCACCGCCTGGTCGTCCTGCACCGAGGAGGAGCCGCGGAACAGTTCGACGTTCGGGAAGCTGAAGAACTGCTGTCCCTCGCCGATGATCACCGGGACGCGCGCGGTCCCGATCGCGGCCGAGGCCAGCGGATTGAAGATTTCGGTTGTGTAGACGCCTGGAGGTGCGTAGCTTGTAAACAGTGCCATGGGTTTTCCTCTTAAAAATGGACTTCATCTAGGGGCATAAAAGTCCGAATTTTCTAGTGTTAATCTTCCTTTGGCTCGGGAGTTTGGACCGAAACGAGCTTTTTGTCGGTCGCCACGTACTCGCCTATGCCGACCGCCGTAAGGCCTGTTTTGCCGCTCTCCCGTCGAATCTTGTCCCGCTGAGCCTTCCGTTCAATGACCTTTTCCCACCGAACCTCGGCATCCTTGCCGATCGCCACGTCTATCGTCTTGTGGTCCATGCTGGCGGTCAGGACGCCCGGAGCGACCAGGAAGGCATAGAAAGAGTCCTCCCCGCACCTCGGGCACGGCAGGCTTTCCGGCAAGGGCTTGTGGATGGACTGGCGGAACTCCTGGACCACGCCGCAGCTATCGCATTTGTAGTCGTAAGTCGGAATGATTGGCTCCCTGTATTTGGGGCGGAAAGTCGTATTTTAGGGGAGGAATTTAACAACTGGGGGTGGTACGTCAAACGGACGATTTAACTGTTTAGCTCGGCCTTTAGCACCGATCCACTTTCTAAACTCTGGGGTATACTTCTTTCTTTCGAGGCTTTTTTTACGAATCAACTCTCGGGTTTCGACCGATTGTTCTTTCCCTAACATGCCAAAATGACCGGGAACACGACCCAAGTTTTTATTCCGGCACCTTTTACAGATGCCGCGAACTCCCGTCTTGCGCCTATGATCCCGCTGAAACTCTTTTATGGAGGTGTAGGCTTTATGTGTTGAACACCAAGCCATTCCTTCAGGCGCTATAACATTGTGGTTCCTACGTTGGTGCTGAATGTTGCATCTCTTATGTGAAAACCCTATGTTATCCATACTCCAAAACAATCCAGCCGAAACTCCACGCCACGGCTGTTTATGGTCGAGACTTGCATCTTCCGCTCTTTCGATCTTTTTACCGCATCGAATGCAGCTATCTAACCCTGCTAGACAGATTAGATGAAATCTAACCTTTTGTTTCAGTTGGGATTCAGCGTTCTTTGGAAGGCCCACCACGGCATAAACCTGTTTTCTACGATCCCAGTTCCACTTGTCCATGGTTCTTAATACTGACTTTAACGATAATTAGGAATAAATTGAGCAGCACCTAATGCTTTTAATCGTGACGCCATCTGTAATTTTCCCTGGAAGCCGGGGTTCGACGGGGTATTGGTGATCTCGTACCGCACGAGGCGGGTGATCAGTGGCACGTACACCTTCCAGTCGGCGGACGCCGTGACGCCCACCGTGTAGATGTAGCTCGGGGCGGTGGCGCTCGGGTCGCGTGCCGCGCCTTGGAAATCGCGGGTGGCCTCGAAGACCGTCAATCCGTCCGCCTCGCAGTTCTCCCGCCCGAGGATCAGAAGCTGCTGCTTGAGCATCTCGCTCAGGTCGGAGGAGGTCTGGAGGTCGTTGGACTTGACCTCCAGCGTGAAACTGATGTTCTCCTTGGAGCCGAATACCTCGTAAGTCTCCGTCAGCGTTGGGCTTACTACAATGGCCGCCTGGTCCCCGACGATGACTTGGTCCCCGACGGCCAAAACGAGCCCCGGCAGGAAGTACCGCTGCTGCCCGTTGGCGAGCAGGGGGCTGCCCGCGGAGACCTGAACCGATGCTGGCTGGGGCTCCCCCTGTGCGGCCGGGGGCTGCTTGAACTGGATTGTGTTGGGATCGACGACAATCAGGCTGTTGAGTTCCCATTTCTTGGCGCTGGCTTTGACTTGAGGAGTTTCGATCCGGACTTCCCAATGGCAGTATTCCCCCGGCTGGAGAAGCTGGGACAGGATGATGGTCCCGTCGGACTCCGCCGTCAGGCCGGTAAAATCCCCCGCCGTCGTGTGGATGAAGGCTTGGCCGGGAGCCAATATCTCGTCCGGCTGGAGCCCAATCCGGAGGATGTTCTCGGGGTTGGTACCCGATGTCACCATGGGGTTGAGCTTCGTCACAGCGTTGCAGTACAGGACGGAACCGCTGGGCGACCATGCGGCAAGCTGGATGAAATTGCTGCCGTACATCGTGTAGTCGAGGTTCGGGCGCAGCACGTAGCCGTCCTGGTCCGTAATGGTGAACCCGAGATTCGCCGGGATGCTGACCAGTTCGGAACCGCCGAGGGTCTTCTGGCAAATCGTCACGGTCTGCTGGCGCTCGTACCAATAGTCCGCGAGGGGTACGAGGGTTTGCCCGGCAAGGGGGTTTGGAATGTCGGGGGACAATGCCGCATAGGGAATCCAGACCGTATCCGGCCCCGGCAACTGCCCGACGTTTGAAATAGCCGCTTTCCATACGGTGGCGGCATAGGTCACCGTGGCACCGGTCGCATAGGTGATGTCGGGATTCCAAACGGGGGCGAACAAGCTGTTCGTCCATGTGCAAACAAGCTTGTTGACCGGGGTGAGCAGGTTGGCAAACGCGCCGTTTGTCTGGTTGAATCCCGCAAACTGCACCGGATTTCCCGTTTCCAAATCGGACATGGAAAGCAGCGTCACATCGATGCCAGGACGGAAGAACACCTGCGAGCCCGCGGCGTTCACGATCTTTCCTTCTTCCCACCTGAAGTACTGGCAGGTGAGCCCGATATCGTTGGTCTGCTCGTTGAAGTAATCGACGTTCAAGTAGTACACGCCAGCGGCGGGCGTCCGGCGGGTCTTGTCGGTCTCGCGCACCCATTCGACAAGCTGGCCGGGCTTGTCCCGCACCTTCGCCAGGATGGCGCGCCCCTGCTGCGTACAGAGAAAATAGTCAAAGGAGAGACGCGTGCCTGCGGTTGTTACGTTTCTAATTATGACTTGCGTGTCGTTCCATTTTATGTGCGTGTTCGAGGGAAACGTCACGGTCCCGAGCGTGTTCTTGAACCGGGGATTTTTTTCTACAATATCCCTCACGATTCTAATGATATACGCAACGAGATTTGCCCCAGTCAAGTCTAAAATGTTAGTACCAAAGGATTTACTCCTTCGCCTCCCCTTGTCCATCCTTTATGACTGTTTCGCCCACCGTGGAAAACTGAACTCATGTGGGATGCGGATAACCCACGTCCCGCACAAAACCCTTTCAGATTTGTAATTGAAACTGTTTTGCCTTCAGGCGACCGCAATACGAAAGTTCTGGAGTTGGCCGCTTGAATTTTTCGACGAGTGGAGTCTGACAGATGCTTCCCAAAATTGGAATGGTCTTCTCCCCGCGCTCCCATCCGCTGACGTGATGCTAACGTATGTTTCTTGCCGAAGAAATGGTTATCTGCCCCCTGTGTATGCTCAGAAATTGCCTGCTTCGCTTCCTCAGATTGGTGCTTGCCGAACATCGGGTGCTTTATCCCGATTCGTGCCCGCATCAACGCCTTCTGCTTTTCCGATTGATGGAATCCAAAATTGCTCTCACCGCCTAGCGTCAAGTTATAGCCCCGAGAAAGGTCGTTCGATTGATGCTCAGCAATTGCTTGCATTTCTAGGGAATTTAATTCTTCATTGGTTGAAGCGGTTGCGAGCAACTCAATTTTGAAGGCTGCCGCCCCATATTTGCGAATAGCAGCGCTTAAGACTGGGCATCCTTTTCCCGTCTTTGCCATATACTTGTGGACAGTCCACCGACGACCGAGTGTCGTCACAGTTCTCCCGATATAAACCTTGCCGTTGACCCGATTTGTGATCTTGTAGACGACCATTCCAAGCCCCTAATACTGCTTCAGATAGGCGATTTAACGCCATCGAGCAAATGCCTGATCGTCGCCGTGGAGTACGAATAATCGTTGTTGTGAAGGAAGGCCCGGAAGTCGAATTCGAAGGTCGGGTCCGAGGGCTTGTGCCCGTCTTCGAGGAAGAACTCCATGGTGTCCTTGGCGAACTGCATCTCCTCGGGATCGTCTGGCTGATCGTTTAAGTCCGTGTAATCGTGGGTTTCCAGCCATTCAAGAACGTCGGGATGCTGCGGGACTCCTCGTTCCCCGTCTTTGTCACCGAGGACGCTTTCCATCCATCTATCGAACGCATCGATGGGCTGATCGAGGCGCATTACCATCCACTGGGCACGTCCAAAGAGTGTCCTGCTTCGCCCTTGCTGAGTTCGTCCGGGCGGCCGTAGTTGGTCGGGCCATCCGTGATCTTGACGAGCAGAGCGCCATAGTCAACGCCCGGCGGAGGAGCGGGAACGTACTGCTGGATGGGTTCGATCCACTGCTCGATGGAGCGGCGAATGTCGTTTATGCCGACGCGCCCGCCGAGGCGCGGGTACCAGCGGTTCTCAATCTGAAGATACCCCTGCCACGGGTAGTCAAGAATGTTCCATTGGCTGCCGTCGCGGGCTTGGAAAGCAGCGCCGGGGATCATATAGGCGAAGAAAATCTCGTCACCCTGGAGCGGAGAAAGGGGATTGGGAAGCTGCATATTGCCGGGGTTGGGTTCGAATTGCACGAATGTTGAAATTCTTGAATCCGAGGCATCTCCTACGAGTTTTTGTAGGTCTGGGTTGATGTTCACTTCGTCGGACTCATCCAGCACACGGGCCGTCTTTGCTAGGGTTTCAGCGTCAAATGCCATGAGGGTACCTCTCTTAAAAGGTTGCGGTAGACGCCTTTTTGGCTATATGTCCGAGCTTATGCACAGCTTGCAAGCTGAGTTACGGATTCCCCGGTTAGTGTGCCAACGGGTGTGAAGGCTTTTAGCGTGGCCTTCTGGTGTTTTTATTCTAGCTAAATGCCCACTTTCAACGTTTTTGCGCCCCTGAACTTTACCGCCTAATGACCGCAACTGCGCCATACGTCCACTCTCAACCGCCTTACGCCCAGCCAATGCAGCGATCTTCGCCAGATGTCCACTCTCGACGTTTTTGCGCCCACCGATCCTTCCGCCCTTTGCACAAGATTCCTTTGTACGAATACGGTAAATTTGCCCACTCTCAACCGCTTTGTCTCCCAACTTTTTGGCCCATCCGCTTTCGACATTTTGCGACCGACTATCGGACCCCCTTTACGTCCGCCTCTAGCAGCAGCGCCCAGAGCAAAGATGCCCGTGCCGTTCTTTTTATTCTCAAGCCCGTAAAAACTAGAGACCTCAGCCTGATGCGCCCCGCCCCTTTCATAAACCTCGGCGTATAGCGGCAACTCGTCAACGGAAACTTGCGAAGCGTACTTCCTGAACTTGGTCATGAAGAAAAACACCCGCTGGAACGACTCGCATTGCGGGGCGCAAACCGCAAGCCAATAGTGCGCCCTGAAGTGATCAGCGGGCGAGACACGGATTATGTTGTCGAAGTTCTTAGCGTACTCAGGGAACTCTTTCTTGGGAAGGATGCGATGTTTGTTGCCGTGTTTCGATGTGGGCAAAGACTCGACGAAGGCGAAGTACGGCGCAAAGTCCGTATCAGGGACTTTTTCAACCAAAGCCTTGCGCGATGTGTCGGAAATCAGCATCTACATTATATACTGAAAGTCCAATAGTTTCTTTGATTTACGTCTGAATTTTTCCGAAGGAAATTGATCTTCCAACCTGCGGATTGACATTTTCCCAGTCCTTGCCCGGCACGGTGCGGGGATCAAAAAGTGGTTCTCCCCCGCCTTGTCCATCCAGCGGATCAGGCCGAACCACGGGATTAAAAAGCGTAGGAAGTCCTTGGTTCAGCGGGATCAGGTAGCGGGTGTCGCCCGGCGAAAGCAGGCTCACCGTGAAGTCCTGCTGGAGTATGACGCCGCGGGGCATCTTGTAAACCACGTTGCTGATGACGTTCCGGTCGCCGTTGCGCCGGACGATGAGGTCGCCGTTCTGGACGATGGGGGTGCGGGTCAAGAAGCTCCGGGAGTCACGCGTGGTCTTGATGCCGCCCTCGTTCAGTTCCCGCATGATCGCCGAGTCCGGGGGCACGAACAGGAGGTCATACGGGCCGATATACCCGCCGACGAAACCCGTCTCGAAGCATGTGCGGCACCCGGTCTTGCCCTGCGTCAAGCCCGCGGTGCACCCGCAGGGCTCGCCGCGCCACTTGCGGAACAGCACGTAGGCTGGCTCTCCGACCTCCTCGAAAATCCACTGGTTGCGATTGACCATCTCTTGGAATTCCCAGCTTATCTGGTCCACTTCCTGCGTGTTCTTGATCACGCTGCCCCGAGCGCCGGGAGCATGCGTCTCGTGCCCATCCTTGCCCACCGGTACAACCGTATAAAATGTGCGATTTAACGCCGTATAGATGTCCACGAGGTTGCTGACCTTGTAGTAGGTGGCCTTGAACGCCGCGATTCCCGACCAGTCGCCCTTCCACACCACGCCGTTGCTTGCCAGCGGCAATGCTGACAATGCACCGCCTTCCGGAAGAGTGTTATCCATTTTCAGCCAGATCGTGCGGTCGAAGCCGTCCACCTTTGCTGGGCGGAAAGTCTGGGCGTCATCAAAGTTCCCCGAGACGGAGGTGGTGACGAGGACATCCGTGGGATCGTTGCTGACCACGGGGCGTCCCTGCACCGCACGGGAGAACGGGGGGTCGGGAATGCGGAATACGAATCTTCCCAATTCTCCTCGTTCGATCCAGTCCGAATCCTGCACGCTGTGGACGACCTCGACCAACGAGGTCATGTCGCGATAGAAGTGCCCGCCCACGGGAACTTGGCTGATCTTCGTCCAGTTCGCCGGGTAGTCGAACGCCCGGTAGATTGAGTAACCGTGAGTTGCCTCTGGAATGTCAGAAAACCAAATATCCCGTGACCCGACGTACGAGCTATTCAGTATTTGAAGGTTTTGTACCATCGGTACCATCGGGCTATTCCTTTAACAATGACGCCTTAAACGGAATTTTGGGCTTCGCATATGTATCTTGAAGTTCGTCTTCATGGGGCTTTCCAAGCATGCTAGTCTGTCGGGAATCAGAACGAGCCTTTTCCGTGGGCGTCTTCGGGAGTTTGGAAGTTAGGTCACGGACCATCACCGGAAATATCGCACCCGTAATCGGCACCGGCTTGAATCCCTGCCCCTTGTACCAGCCGATCAAGTCGAAGCCTTCGCGCTGTTTCCCGGCGGTGTCAACCACAGCCACGACCGCCGTGGCTCCGAGCTTTTTGGCTTCGGCTATGAAATCATAGAGCAGTGCCTTGCCCAAGCCTTGTCCTCTTTTTTCCTCGCTGACCTCTATCCCCTCCAAGGTGCCGATCTTTTTGTGCTCCTTCAGCAGACGAGTGAGCTTTGCGATCCCGCGCGTTGCACCCGGCATGAGCATGGCGGCCCATTCACCCAGCTCATCTATCGGAATGACGTTCCCGTAGGCGTTGCTTTCGCCGTCCCCGACGAGGATATCCGTGTCGGCCTTCTTGCTGAATCCCGCTTGTTTCGATGCGGTCTTGCCCTCAGCCTTCAATGCCTTCCGCGTGTTGAGCAGGGCTCTCGCCCGCGCGCCGTAGTTCCCGGCGTCGCTTCTAATTGTGGGCTCATACACGCCGTCGATCAGCCAGCCGCCATCCTCGACCTTGTCGGGAGGAATGCCCATCCTCCGGATGAACGAGATATGCGTATTACGTTCCCAGTCGGGATCGGCGAATATCTGCCCGTCGCTCGTGCGGATGGCGGCGTATTGCCCTTTTTCGGGAATAAGCCCGGCTTCCGGTATCTCTTCGCCAAGGTCTGGAAATTGCTGCATCACTCTTCCCATGTCGGCCTTCTTGCCGAATCCCGCGACCTTGTCGATGCCGTACCGCTGCCCGAACTCTTCCACCCACTGCCGTACTCGGGGCTCGCACGAAGCCATGGACTCGGCATGCTCCGGATTCCCAAAGAATCCCTTGTCGTGGTAGAACGTCCCGGAGTCCCACAGGTCCGTCAGGTCGATAATGCGATCCGGCGTCTTGAGAAGCTGGTGATCGGCGTTGCCCCTGATCTGCCCGCCGAACAAAGCCTGGGCGAACAAGGAGGCGAACTTGCATGCGCCTTTTATGTCCATCGGCTCGCCCTCGCGCCCAAGTTCAAGGTGGCGCTCCGCCCATTTCTCCTTCAGGAAGTCCTTTGCACGGCCGACCCACTCGTCGGTCGCGGGATAGAGCTTGGCGGCTGTCTTGCCGAACAGCGGCTTGTCATCCGTGTCGCCCATGAACTTCGCCTCGAACTCATCAGGTAGCCACGGTCCCTTGATGGAGTACAAAGTGACGTTCAGTTCCTTTGCCATTTCATCGGCGGAACGTTGGCCCCCGGCATCGAAAGTCTTGCCATCCTTCTTCACGAAGGCGTGGGTGATCTCATATGGAATCTCGTCGCTCCATTCTTCCCCGTAGTCCGCCGACAGAATGCATATCTCCCCGCCGTTCTTGCGGGCGAAATCCACCGCCCAGATGCCGCAGCCCTCGACCATGCAATAGTCCTCTTCGCTGGCCTTCTTCGCGGCCGAGAACTTGCCTTCCTGGAGTTTCTTCAAGTGCAGCTTGTACGCATTTTCTTTGCCCGTCAGGTTGTGGAATACGGGAAGGTTATGCCAGTCTCTAACACCCTGCGGCGCTTCCGCATCGTAGTAGCGCCCTTCGAATTTGACGAAAGAGTGGGCGGGTTCATCGATGTTCTCCTCCACCCAACTGCCGCCCACCTCGAAGTGCTCGGCACCCCTGACCAGCTTCACTAAGTCTTCGGCGAACTCCTGGCAATAGCCGTTGTTGATGCTGTAAGGCGTGTCATCGTACTTTTTTATGAGTTCCTGGATGACCATGGCGATGTCGGTGCGTGTCGGGC